CTCCGGGCTGTGGAGCTTTGAGATTAGAGCCAGTGGCACGATTGTACTTGGCTCTTCCCTTCGCTGTCAGGCCGCCTTTGCGGCTCTTCTCACCTCTTCCGAGAGACAGGCTTACTCCCTTTCGTTTTCTTTTTGCCATTTCTAAGTTTCTTGAAGTCAGCTCCTGTGATTTTATCTCGGGGTGGTGCTACTCTGGCAATCTTCATCTGACCGGCAGAGTATTTCTTCTTACCAGCTGGCTTAGGCATTACCAAATACCGGGTATGATTTGCCCTGTCCAAGCGTAGTTGAGTAGAGCTGCGACTATACCTATCATAGCTAGTCTTCCGTTAAGCTCCTCTGCTGGATGCCATTTCTGATGTTCGTGGTTGTGGTGTGTCATGCTTCGTTTACTCTTTGTGTGGATTTTCTTTTTGCTTCGACTTTTTTAAACAGTTCACCTTGTATGAACCTGTCTCTTTTCTTTTTATTTGCTTCTATCTGCTTGTCGAATGGTTCAGCAGAAGCACCAGTGTAGTCCTTGACATCTGTGTAAGGAGCACTTTCTCCGGGTACATTTAAACTACCCATTACTTCTTACCTTTCTTCTTGGCTATGATTTTCTTGAGTGCTGGAGGTAAGCCTTTCTTACCACCTTTCTTCATTGTTTTCTTTTTGGCTGGCATTTTGCCGCCACCGTAATGTCCGGGCATAGTTAGAACTCCAAATCTGATCTGTCTAGTTTTTCAATTACGTCTTGTCTGTAAGCTGGATCGTTGTCATAGCGTGGATCGCTCATAGCTCTGACTAACTCTTGCTGACTGCGGAAAACGTCACCGCTGTTTGTAGGTGCTTTACCTGTATACATTTTACCTTCTACTCCATTAGCTGCATCGTATTGTGCTTTGAGTCCAGCAGCTGCGATGCGTATAGCACCAACGCTACCAGTGTTGACAATACTATCAAATGCACTTATCTCATCTTGACTAAGGTTAGTCCTTGCCCAGTTCAGCATGTTACCGTAGGCTTGTTCACCACCTACTGCGTTCTGAACTTGGTTGATGTCAGACTCTGATAAGTCTATTGCTGATGCTTCTTTTGGTTGATACTCGGGTAACTGCTGTACCTCCATGTAAGCTTTGACTAAATCTTTACTTGACATGGACGAGAACTTGTTAAGAGTTTCTTCTGAGATCTGTCCGTTGTTATCGTAGAACTCATCAGTAGCAGAGGTTATCAATGTAGCACCGTCGGATAAGGTTGGCTTATCCTCCGGCTGCTCCTCTGCTGATGCTGTCTCTGTCTCTTCTTGTTCTGCATTATCACCCAGTTTCTTTTGCAACTCGACGTATGCTTTCTCGAGTTCCTCTGCACTTTTGTATTTACCAGCTAGTAAATTATCTTGTGCCTGTTGCATCTGTTCACCGACGGCAAGATTTTCTTGCTCCTCTGGTGTAAGATTATCAGGCACAGTTTCAGTTTGTACTTCTGGTTGATATGATAATGTTTCTGACATATTATTGTGGTGGTTGTTGATCTGTACCGCCTGCTATACCTTGTATGAGTGCGGTTGCTTGGTCTGCTAACTCTGGGTTCTTCTCTGGATTCATCAGTGGTGTACCAGCAATCTGACCTGTCTGATCGACAAGTGACTTCTGACTCATCTCCTGAGCTCTCTGTTCCTTGAGCTGTTGTAGTTGCTCTGGTGTACGTACAAGATTGAATACGTCGATACCCTGTGCAGCTGCAAGCCTTTTGATAGCTTCGCTTGGATCTATAAATTGTAGTAGTGCTTCTGGCCCGAGGGTCTGAGCTACTGTACCTATAAATCTGGTCAAGGCTTCGTTGTCTTGACCTCTGCCTAAGCTATTGATACCAGCTACGATCTTAGGTCTGACGACATCTTTCGGTAGTCTTGGTATCTGATTTGTACGCTGTAGTATTAGCAGCGTTCTGTTGAGGTAGGGTATGAGAAACTCTACCGTCAGTAAGCTGAACAGTCCTCCAAGGGATTGCTCTAGCTCTAGCTGAGTAAGGCGTACCTCTTCAGCTGTAACTCTCTCTGCGTTTCTGATGTTCATAACCAAGAAAGCTTCGAGTATTCTTTTTTCTATTGCTGCTGCAAGTTGTGCAGCTGTAGCAAAGTCTGCTGTCTTACCGACTTGCACGACTCCTACGTCTTCTGGTCTACCCTGTATGATAGCTCCGTTACCAGCTTTGGCGAGAGTGCCCGGCTTGGTTGTCGCAGATGGTGAGACAAGAAAGACAACTTTACTTGCCACACTTGCTCCTTCAACTAGAGCTTGAGACAATCCTTCGAGACTCCTTAGATCCCCGATGAACTCCTCTACTCTACCACGTCCGTAATCTTCTCCGTCTACTGTATTGAATCGAAGCACTAACCATGGAGAGGCGTTCTTCGGTGCTGTGCTCTGGCTACCCGGTAGGATCTGATCGTCCACTTCCTGATGCCACTTCCAGTTACCGCTGCTCTCGTCCATCCTAACACAGGTGTATACCTCAGCGTCGTCTTCTGTTGCACCATATTCGTCATTGACTTCTTCGTTAGGTTTAGCTGGTGCAAGCCCTAAAACCTTTCTGCTTATCATTTCTTTGGTAACTATCTCTATTACGTTACCGTTACCATCTCTGTCTACTACATATCTCTGTAGTGGATAATGTTTTAAACCATCCTTGCCCATAAATATAAGAGCGTTACCAGATACAATGAGGTGTTTCAAAGCTTGGTGTACTACGACTCTATCGTTTGACGCAGATATATAGTCAGCTATCATTCTTTCTATCTTTGAGAATGATAAGTCCAACTCACTACGCATTGTAGGGTCTAGTGATTCACCCAGTTTGTCATCTCTTACCTGTAGCTTGAAGAAGCTGGTCTGTGGTGGTAGTATAGCTAACATAAGTTTTGCTGCTAGCGTAACTACAGCCTTAGCTCCTACGCTTTGGTAGGGTTGTAAGAGCGTACGTTTGCCTTTGTAATTATCATCACGAGTAACTAAATATGGTAAGGTAAGTTCAGAGCACTCAATAGCTGTGTCAAGAAATTGTGATCTTCCTGACTCAAGCTTACTGTACTTAACTCTTGCCTTATACATTTAGTCCTCCTGTACCACCGCCGGCATCTCCTCCGGTGTTGATATTGATTTTAAGAGCATCTGTACCTGTTCTCTTAGCCGCTCCACGGGTGTCATCTTTTCTTTGTGTTGTTCCATACTCTACGCCTGCTACATCATCTGGGTCTAGTAACTCTTTCTTGCTAGGTAGTCTAGCAGCCTGTACTAAGTCAGGGTTTCTTGGTTGAATAGGCTGTGGTGTAGGCAGCGCAGTTGGGGTTCGTGATCTAAATAGACACATTATTCTTCTAGTATAGATTTAATATATTGTACCACTTCCCATTGTCCGGAGCGATACATGATGGAGGCTATATCCTCCTTGGGGTGGACAGGATACCAAGCGAACTTGGATTCCAAATCCTCTACTAACGTCTTAAGTTTTTCTGAATGAAAGTTAAGCGTATTGGGGGAGGTTTGTATTTGCATGTTCAAAGAACGCTGGCATGCGAGCTGCTTTTGTGTCGGCAAACTGTGGTGCTTTGCCTTCATACATCAGCCGGTCGCTCGCATCCAGCCAGAATGATTTGTCTAAATGTTTGTCCGGTGAAGTTTTTAGGGGTTGTAGTACCCAAGATATAGTTGCCTTCCTAAGCTTATCCAAAGAATTGCTAGGAACAAGACCAAGCTCACGACATACGAGACTATTTGTTGCCACGTGAATTTGTTCATCTCTGGATATATCAGCTGATACTGTTCTGAGAGCAGCGTCACCAAGAAAGCGAAACATAGGCAATAGAACAAAGAATATAGCTCGCTCTGCAACGAGTGCCTTTGTGATAGTATGGTCAGGGTGTTGTATCCAAGCATCTCTTAGTCGTATCGCCTCCATTTCAGCAATGGGATCAGCCCCATGGGATTCAACAATGAAGCCCAGAGCGAGATCATGCTTAATCTCATCTTTAACGTTTGACTCAAGAAGTGTCCTCGCTGCTTGCGGGACTTCCTTCTCCAAGCCTTGTGAAATAAATTCTCCAACTGGTAGCTCCATATGACGTATTGCGAGAGCACGCTTGATGGTTTCTTCAGCACCAGATCTTACCTCCCCTTTTGTTGGTTTTACGGGAGTCCATGTTCTTTTTCTGTTTAGTAATTTTGTGTAAGGGTTCATTGTTGGCAGTCACATTCGATTTTGTTTTCAAGAATACCATCCAAATAATCCTGTATGTCAGTATCTCCAAGTGCTGCATAAGCGTCAGACTTATCTTGGACATCACCCATAACTTGTAATGAATAGTACAAAGAGGTTTGTGAGCTTCCGAGCCACTCCTCTATAAATGCTTCATCATATGTTATCATGTCGCTCCAGCTGTTGAAGCTGTAACCATGAAGCAATCCTGTCCTATCGAGCATTGTCATAATTTCGTCTGCTACACGCTTGTATGCGTCCCATCCTACTTCGCTTGCAATCTCAACGTTACCATAGTTGACTCTCTCTACTCCGAACTCGCCAGAGTCTCTGTCAACCATCTTTGCTATTGGTGGTGCTATCTCGGGTGTGCATGTAAAGCCGTCTAGGTCTTTACTGCGATAGCTGCAACTGGCAGTGGGTGCAATAGCGAA